GGATAATATAATTTATTCATGTATGGTCGGGATAATCTCTATCAATTGCCATTTGACAGTAGTGGATTGCTTTTTCTAAATCTTTCTTTTGTCCTTTCTGTTTGTGCCTGCATAAATACTTTATAGCGTTTCCTTCTGCAAAAGGCAAATTATTTTTATTTATAAATTCCGAAGGTTGAATCTTCATCGATTGATAATGATCTCCTCCTATTTGTTTTTTATATACATCGTTCATAATGCGTATGCCAAATAAATTTTAATTCCGAAATAAAATGTCATCATAGATAATAAAACAAGTTCGCTTGAAATAGTGTGCATTATATTATTGGGTATCCTATATTGTAAAAGTTAGTTTGTGTACTTTCCATAATATATAAATTTTGTCTTGCTCTAGTTACTCCAACAAAATATAACCTATGAATTTTATCGGGATCTTTATCTGCTTCTCTTGCTAAAAAATCATTTTCATCTTCTGAACCAAAATCTATATATAATATAACATTTTTACACTCTCTTCCTTTAGCTCCATGAATTGTTGATAGCTCTATCTTTGAATCTGTGGTAAGATCGTCGCCGTTTTTTAACAAAAGTTTTATGTAATTTTTTTGTTCATCTGACATGTGAAGATGTTCCCAGCTGCCCGCCACTAGTAGCCCGTGATCCTTTTGAAGTTCCTCAAGTGTAATAGTATTTATTGTATCTAACAATTTTCCTTCTCCGAAACCATGTTTTACTTGATGTTTCCTAAGAAAATCTTTAATTACATGTCTCGCTTCTTCTCCTGATACACTTGCACCAGAATTTAACCTGGTCCAGATTCTATATGCATCAAGTAAACTGGATGGTAGTAATTCATCCTGTCCACCTTTAAATCTTAAATTTAAATCATTTAAGAATTGCGCTGGTTCTTTTAATTGTGCATTTGTTTGAGCAAGAATCATCCATTCATCTTTTTTAAAATCAAAATCAGTCAATAAACAATTTTCTTTATAAGTTCCTTCCTCGTCCCTCGCTTCCCAAGGCTTGTCTAATCGCTCATCGATGTGTTTTAAAATTTCTAAAGCTTTAGCATGTATTTTTTTAGGTACACGATGTGATTTTATTTGAGGATCAAAAGTTCCTTTTAAATTTATAAATATACTTGGATCTGCTCCTTGAAACCCATAAATAGTTTGATCATCATCCCCTGCAATGTATGATCGTTTACATTGTTTTTCAATGTGAAAAAACATATCCCATTGCAAGGGACTCAGATCTTGGGCTTCGTCAAGGAAGACGGCATCGAGAGCAAGACGCTTATCTTCCTCAACGAAATCAGAAATCATATCTGAAAATTCTTTCATTCCAGTTTGCTGTTTGTATGATTGTAAATCTTCGTCGATCTGTTCTGTTAGCCATAGATCAACAGAATGATGTAAATCTAATTGTAGTGCAGCTTCCATTAAATCAATTTTTTTAGAACGCGCATAGGTTATAATTCTCATGTGAGGATTTTGATGTATTGTATTTCCATAACTATCTTTTCTGGTTTCAAACCTCATCCCTTTACAAATTTGTGATTGACTTGTAAATTGTTTCCATTTTCTATCTTTTAATAACTGTGTGTTAGTATCAATATTACATTCTCTAGTTCCTAGATGATGCAGTGTAGAAATATAAAGCAAAGGATGTTTTATTCTTTCGTAAGCTTCGTCTGCTGCAGCATTACTAAATGTAACATAAACTATTTTTTTAGGATTAGTGTGTAAATCATTGATTTCTTTAGCTAAATACGTATTTACTAAAGTCCAAGTTTTTCCAGTTCCTGGTGGCCCAGGTATTATTGTTCTTAATTCTTGGGTTTGGTTTTTCCAATTTAATTGTTTCCATTTCTAACGTTCTAACTGTTTTACTGTCTATCTGTTTGTATTTTTCTTTTACTTCAAACATTATTTGTAAAAGTCTTAATGTTTTTTGTTTAGGATAAGTTTTTTCAGGCCAAGATTTTGTTTTTAATAAATATCTCCAAAAAGATTTAAATTGAAAAAAAGTCTCCCCTTCTTTATCAGTATAAGCAATACCTCGTAACACATCACTTAATTCTTTGCCCGGAGCTTTATTAATATAGTCAGCCAATATTTCTGTTAATTGAACTTCTAATTTAGAAGATTCTGGTGCAGGAATAGGTTCTAATGCTTTTTTAAATAATGTAATCAATAATTTTCTCCATGCATGTTTAGGAACTGGCATCATAGGCATTCCTATTTGATTCATACAAGCTAGTGAAAATTTTTCTGGATCATGTAGTGTTGCGTCGTCTACTTCTACTGTATTTCCATCTAATTGTGCAAAATAAATAGGCGGATCAGAATCATACCTTCTTATTTGAGTTATTTCTGGTGTTGGTCCATCGTCTCCTACTCCAAATTCTCTTGCAGCGCATGTTTTAGAATCACAAAAACTGTGAATAGGTTCATCTTTACACTTATACCTGTAGTCTTTGCTGTCTAAAGATTCAATTAAAGTATTTATTTCTCCAACATCTAAAGGTGGTTCCATAAATTTTTTATTATATGTAAACATATGACTTTGCCATTCATCTTTTTCAGAATATCTTTTCTTTAAATAAACTCCTACATTGTACATACAGCTATTTCTTTGACCATTTGGAACACCATCACTTAGTAAAGTTACTAAACATGGGGGCATGCCTTTAAAAAACTCATCCCCATTTTTATCGTTTGCAATTTTAAAATTTCTTAATTCATCTAAAGATAATGCTTTTTCTTTATATACTTCAAAGAAATCTTGTAGTTTTAAAGCTTCTCCCTTTTCATCATATGCAAATCTCATAGTTCTATCTCCACCATGATAAGGTAAGTTTAAAAAACTTCCTGTGTCTCCTCTATCGACTCTTATGTAATCTTGCTTCGGAAATATTTCTGCTTTTGCAAATCCCAATGCTGAAGCTATTAATTTAAGTTTAGCTCTCATTATGACTGCTGGGACAAAATCATTTGTAAATAAACATGCGTGTCCTCCTCCAGACTTGGATCTAAAAAGAATCACTGGAATATTTTTTGATTTTAATTTGTTTAGGAAATTTTTATGATTGAAAGGATATGTGTCTATATCTATACAACCCCATTTACATTTGTTTTCTTTGTTGATTGGAACAATTCCTAGACCAGGATCAGTTCCCTTTAAATGCTCTTCCCATATTTTAAGTACTGGTACCTTACTTACTGTATAGGATTTAGTTTTGTGTTTTCCTCTTTCATCAAACTGATCTGTTTTTACGGTTTGCCCGTAAGCACAATCTAGTCCTTCAAATATATTTTTAAAAATTTTTACTTTATCTGTCATATTGCTCTCTGTGGCATAGGCGGCTTTAGTCTCCCTTAGCCGCCTACTATTCACACTATTTGCTAGCTAAACTAGTGTAAAACTTTTTAGCTCGCTCATATAAAGCTGGATCTTCTACAGGTCCAACCTTAACGACATTGTAACCATACCATTGATTACCTTTGCCTGAGTTTAAAACAGAGGTTAGTCTATATTTGTGACTGAAAGACGGCGGTGTATATGGGCCTTCTTTTCCATCAAAAGTAATGGACATCATCATTGAGTTCCATTTTCTGCTTACTTTACCTTGAGATGAACTCATAGATACTAAAGCATTCTCTGTAGAAATACCATCACAGATTAAAACAAAATGTTGTCCAACAGTTAAGATATAGTTTCCATTATCTAATCTATCTTTTCCCATTTCATTTTTTGTTTTTGAAAGTATATCAGAATTTGCATCGTAAATGTTTTCAGGTCTACCTGATCCAGTTCCGAAATCTGCCCACTCTTGGTACTCTAACTTATAGTGACAAGGTATAACTTCTATACCTTTTGCTCCATCATAAGTCTTTTTAGTGACTGTATTCAAGAACATTCCTGGTTCTGCACCTTCAACATAATTTTGATTACGTTTCTGTGCTTCTCCAGAGCCATTTTGCAATAGTTTCAAGATAGGCAAAGCCAAACTTGATGTCTTTACATTCTCAAAACCTGCATGAGCATCACCTTCATATAAAGCGTTTGATGGTAATCCTCCTTCTTTTCTTGTAGTTACATTGTTTTCCATGTTTCTATTTTCTCCTTGTTATTTTTGTACTGTTACCTGCGTAAGTTTTAAAAAGATCAGAGGGCATCTCTTGTCCAGATTCGAGACGCTCCCTGACCACTGCTTTGAGTGTCTGAGGATGAACACCAATTTTCTGGACCGGTTCATACCCCTGACCTCGTGCAAGGACAGCATATTGCTGTGCCTTGTTATCTTCGCCACGACCAAAGGTAACGGTAACATCATTCTTGATGATATCACCTAGGCCGTTATTTCGAAGCCATGTAAAAGCTTGCTCCTGAACATCAGAAGAAATGGATGCACCGTAGATTTTTTTAATCTCTACGGATTCTCCATCTTTAAGCTTTAATTTTGTAATATGCATTTCTTCCATCATTTGTGGAACTT